GATATGCTGTGTTTTCATCCAAGGACATAAGAAGATTTGACCACCAATCTTACGCCACATTTGGCAAAACATATAATCTTCTGATAGATATCGTTCTGTTCCGCCACCAGTAATTGAATCTTTCGTATCAATCACAGTATCAAAGTAAGCGTGAATGTAACGAGAACCATCAAAGTTAGCCTGTCCAACATGGTCTGGTTTATACTTGATATCAGGAAATGATTCTTGCATTTTTTCAAACACACGGCGTTTCACCATCATATGTCCAGTACCAATCTCTAATACTTCTAATGGGTCTGTTACTTGAAATTGTGATGTGCCTTTTACAACATTAAACACATACTCACCAACCAATGTTTCTAATTCTTTTGGTTCCATATCAGGATGGTTTCTTGCAGCTTGTGCTACATTGGCCCAATTGATAGATTTTTTAGGGTAAGGACCACCAATAACATCTTTATCTAATGCCATTAAAGCGATGATGTCTTGTGGTGAATAATGAATATCTGAATCAATGAATAGTAGGTGTGTAAAACCTGAGCGTAAGAATTCATCTACTAGGTAATTTCTTGCTCGTGTGATGAGTGATTCGTTGAATAGGAATGAAAACTTCGTTTCAATCCCATATTTTGACATTGTTGTTTGAAGGTCTAAACATGATTTGATGTATAGGCCATGTGCCATGCCACCATACATTGGTGTTGCCACAAACAACTTATTCTTTTTTAATTCTTCAATTTTAACTTGAATTTCCATGATAAGCCCATTTCAATAATAAAAAAAAGGTGTGACACCTATATGTATCACACCTTTCTCGTGGATCCTAAACTATTTTAGGCAAATGCTCTTTCACCTTGTTGGCGAATAGCGGCAATACCAGCTGCAACCATACGCTTTGTTGGTGAACCTAAACGGTAAAATGAAACTTTATCACCGTTTGAGTTAGTGCGTGTGTTTAAATAGATAGCATGACCATCATTACGCAAATCATTAATTGTTGCTGTTGGATTTGCAACACCAAAAACTGATTGCATTTTAGCAACTGTTAATGTGTTATAGCCGCTATCTTTTGAAAGATACGCAAGGATTTTAGACTTCACAGAATTAGATTGTCTTTTTGACATCGTGTTTTCTCCATAATATGAATCACTCTTTTTTAAAACTGGTTGAGAGGTGATCCTTCTCTCAATTTGAAACGATAGTATATCTGATAATTTAAACATTGTCAAGCCCTTTCAAGGTAAACATAATAAAAAAGACCTATCGTTGCCGACAGGTCAAGTGCCGAACTACTAATATGAAGCCGCAGTCGTGTCGCCAGGACGAGAAGCTTCTTCAATTACTTCTGGTGCTGGTGCCATAATTTCTTCAATTGAAGCACCTGCATCAACTTTGGTATAAAGGTCAACAAAAGATGTTTTGGTGTCGTCATCAAACCTATTAAGACATAAACCAAGTGCTTTCATTTTGTCACCGAAGATACCAAAGGTTTCTACGATATGAACCAACCTACGGGTTGAAATAACCTCATCACAACCACCTTCTTCAAAAGTTTGGCGAATGACGGTTGCCCATGTCACAAGTTTTTCGGCAAAGTCATCGTCAACTTTATTGACTGATTCTAATTCTTTTTTAATAATCTTTTTCTCGGTCGCAATAGGTGGCCAATTTTGTTCATAGGTGTTACGGAATCGCTCTAGGAACGCTTCATTTAAAACATTGGTAAACATATAACGACCATCTTCTGAACCTTTACCCTTGGTATTGGCAGTCGCAAAGATTGTAAAGCCTTCAGCAGGCGATACTATTTCGCCCTTCTTTTTAAGAAGGAATGGTTTGCCTTCAAGCACCCGTTGCAAACAGGATAAATTCTGAGCACCATAGTCAATTTCATCAATACATAAAACGGCACCTTGACGGGCAGCTGTAGTGACGGGACCATCTCGCCATTCCATTTCACCATTAAGTAAAACATAGTTACCAAGGAGGTCACTCTCATCGGTTTCTGGTGTCATGGAAACTAATACAAATTTTCTTTTGAGTTTGGCACAAGCCTGCTCAATGGACATTGTTTTACCATTACCAGAATGGCCTGTCACAAAAACAGGGAAAAAACGATTGGAACCTATGATTGAGGCTACATCATCAAAGTTACCAAAAGGAACATAGTTTTTATATACCTTTGGAACTAAATCCGAGAGATCCAATTCAGTAGTAACATTGGTAATACGGTTATTAGATTCTTCACGTTTCCTGACGATTGGAACGATTTGGGCCTGTAATTCAGGCATTGGTTCAGATTGGATATTGGGTGCGCCTATAGCGTCTGGAACACGATATAAACCACGACCAATACGATTGGATTCGTCTTTGGTGAACCATTGGACGTTGGTTAGACCTATGGCTTGCATAATACTTTTAATTTCACCCTTGGTGACTTCCTGTTTACCTGTGCTTTTTAGGGCATCAATAAACTTGTCACGCAATTCGGCACGATTGCTACTCATAATATAAAAACTCCTTTTTAATTATTATACAACCATTATATCAGGTTTCCGTCTATTTGTCAAGAGCTAAATGCCCTTATAAATCAATGACTTACAGGATTTATTTAATCCCTTTAAAATCAAGAGCTTAGGCAGCGATGCCTTCAATGAATTTGGACACGATAATACGATTAACCTGACGCTTTTTATTATATTTCATAAAGGCATTTTTCAGTTTATTGGTTGTTACTTTGCCTTGAACCTCAATCTCATCCATTTCGGTATTCAATTCTTTACCACCAAGGATGAAAAAGAACTTATCATAACCAGGGTTATTTGAAACCAAAGCTTTATTTGTTTTTAATTCTTTGGTCAATTCTTTAGCTTCTTCCCATAGAGCTTTATTTTGATATAATGTTTTGCCATTCTTATCATAATATTTGTTGATGATAGCGCCTTGTAAATTTCTACCTGTACCTGGAGTAAGGAAGAAACCAAACACTTTAGAATTGGTTGATTTACGAAACCAATCCATAGTAGCCTGCATTACAAAATCACGATTACGGTTTTCTTCTTCTTTAACTCTATATTCAAATTTAATTTTTGGATCCATAAACACAATATTAGTGTTATATGTTTCAAACATTTTGCCATATGGAGAATCATTTTCTGCAACAGTTGGCATATAATAACTTACTTGGTCTGCTTCGCCATCGTGAACAATAACCAAACTACTTAAATCAAGGTTATTCACTTTACGGAAATTTAACATGATATCTTTCATAGCACAAATAGCTTGTGATAATGGAGTGTTAGATAATTGCTCTGAATCTGGTCTAAAGAATCTTGATTGTTTATGCCATTGGTTCTTATCATCATAAGATGCTTTAAGCATTAACATGTTTTTTAGGCACTTACTGAATTCTGCATTACCCATTTTTGAATTAAGATATTCACGGAGTAATACTGACCTCATTCTAATTTCGCCAGGTTTTTCACTAAACATAGCATTCATATCAGAATCATCAGAGCTCTCATTATCTCTTTTCCACATAGTGAATGAATCACCAAAACTATACACATGGAATGGAATATTCACTTTACGGCAAAACATCGCTAATACAAGCACTTGCTCAATTGAGCCACTCATATTTTGTGACATTGAACCAGAATAATCCAACAATAAGATAAGTCCGTGTGATTTACCTTTTGGTACCATCATCACTTTACGGAAGATATTATCATCAAACTGATAGGTAGCAATCTTATTAATATCAATATCACCAGTATCAGAAATTTTAATCTTTGAGAAAGCTTTAGCAGCCTTCTTCATCTCAAACTCTTTGGCAAGTAATGAGATATATTTTTCATTCTTGTTTTTAAATTCACGGATTAATTTTTGAACATCAGCTTCGGTGTGAAGATTAGCATTCAATTGCTCTTTCCATGATTTCTCCATCAATGAATGGACTCTTTTATAAGGTGTTACAATCTTATTCAAGTCAGCTTTAGGGAAAGTAACATAAACATAGTCCTTACTTTTCTCATCTAAAAGCATTGATTCATTTTGACGGAATGCCTCATCGGTTTCACATCTTGGTTCAAACTGGTCATCCATTGAAACATTGGATTCTTTTTCATTATTGACCCTAAATTCTTTGGCCTTTTCTTTTTCAGCTTCAGATTCTTGCTCAGATTCTTTACCTGAACCTTTACCTTCATCATCGCCTGTGCCTTCTTCATCGGCATCACCATCGTTGGCAGAATCAGAATCATCACCAGATTCATCTTCAAATTCTTCAAGGTTATCAAAATCAAAATCTTGTAATTCAGGCATATCAGCTTGCTCATCTTTAGAGTAGGCATAGATTTCATTGGCAACTTTAACCACATCGTCCCATGATTCCACATTTTTAACCTTTTCAACCATCTTTTCTTCTTCACCAGTGAAAAACACTTTCATAGTGTATTGGCTTTTGGTATAGATGTTTAATCGGTTGATGAAAGCCATATCGTTAATATCACGACCTTTAATACCGAAAAAATCACGACCCATCAAGTCAGCATAAGCTTTAGCGAATGATGATTTTAAACCTGGATATTTTCGTTGGACTTTTTTCTCAATACGGGCATCTTCAACCACATTTAAGAATGATTTAAAATTCTTACTTTTGGTTTTATCTACCACGGCATCATGCCATCCTTCGGCAGGAGTATAAAGGGCATGCCCAACTTCATGGCCTGTTAAAAGGTCATATAGAGCGCCTGTCATATTTTGCCATATAGGGAGGTAAAGGATACGATTCTTTGGATCAAACTTTGCGGTTTGAATTTTTGAATGTTGAATCGTAAGGTTTTCGGTAGCCATTAATTTGGCTAACTGTGATTTGGATTCTACTGTATAATTTGACATCGTATATTTGCTTCTTAATTTTTATGTAACCATCCTAACATAGAAATGGTTAAAAGTCAAGCACTATTTAGGGGGTGGTGCAAAAAAACAACAAATGTTGTAAAAAAACAACATGTTGCGTGGAAACAACATGTTTTTGAATATGGAGCGGGACCTAGGATTCGCACCTAGTGAACGGGTTGGACACCTATTCTGTTCTACTAACTTCCCGCATTTGGAGCGGTGTTGTGGTGTTAAACCACACTATCTAACCGGGGAGGCTAGACTGTCTTGGACCCACCGCAATTAACTATTTAATGTAACCATTCTAACAGGACTTTAACTTAATGTCAAGCGTTTCATCCATGTTTACCGACCAACTTGACCTAGGTATTTGTCTTTCGTTTCTTGCCATGTTAGAGTGATTAGGTCATCATAGAAAAGTGTTTCTTTTGAAACTTTATCTTTCTTTTTAAGAATACTGATTCTCGGTTTCGCTAAATCTTTTTTCCAAATTTCTACTAGAGCTTCAACCGATGTATCAAAGTTTTTCTTTATTCCTGTTGAATCTTCGCCTCTTAAAAATTCTACTGTCTTATCATATAACGGACACCAATAAATGCCACGAGCATGAGCTGTCTTAATCAGTTCTTTAGGCACCTGTAGTTTTGAATAGGTGAATTGTAGTGAACGATTCTTATGGTCTCTTTTATGTGGTTGACCAGATGGTTTTTTGGCAACATACCATTCAAAATATTTCTTGGTGTAATTCTTCATTAACCATTGGCGAATCTTGTATCGTGTTTCTTTTTCTGGTTCAAAAGATACTGAACCTGCTGTGAATCCCATTTTCTGCCAATAAGGTAAACCATCATACTGTGATAAACCATTTGGTTTCGCTTGGCCATATAATGATGTGGTTGTGATTGAAACTAACTTATCACCATAAAGTTTTTCCCATAGTTCTTGTATTGGTGTGGCTAGACATAATAATGCGAGTAACTTACCACCTACATAATTATAACCTAATGGTTGTAATGGAACAATCGTTGAACCAATCGCAGTATGGTTAATCATACCACCTTGTGTTTTTAGTTCACGGCTCCAACCAATATAGTTATCTCGTGGTGTCAAATCTAGGAAGTCAGATGAAATACAAATTACTCCTAGATATTTTTTAGTAATTTTATCTCTTACAATAAAGTTCAAATTACGCCCAATGTTTGAATTGTTTTTCATGGTTGATGAAAAGGTACGAATACAATTCCACAATTCAGGTAAGTCATCTTGTTTGTTTGCATAAACAAGTTCGGGTTGTAAATTTAGATACTCATCAACATTCTGTGGATTCCAAAAGTTGGATTTTACTTCTTCAATAGCTCGTCTTTGTTTCTCATCTTCAATAACTCGTTTCTGTCCTTCCCATAAATCAGATACAACAACAGCGGGATATCGGTCTTGCACCTCACACCATTTTTGATAGAGCGTATATTCTTTCACATCCATTTGTGACACATAGGTCAAGTCTTTAATAACTGTTTGTTTAAGTTCTTGTTCGTCAATAAAAGGCATATCGTCAACAGGATTTTCTGCTGACCATTTCTTCCATTGGGCTTCTACATCGTCTTTTGGGTCAAATGCGTATGACATTATTTTCTTTTCTTAATGATTTCAGATATTTTTTGTGCTTGTATTCTTTGTAATTCTTGTGTATTGTCTATGTCTTTTTCAATAGAGGCCGTAGTTTTATTTACTACCGTTAATTGTAATTTTAAATCTTCTTGATGTTTTTTTAATATTTTAATTTCTTTATCTAAATTATCAACTCTTCTTTTTTGATTATCTAATTCATAGTTCATATTCACCATAGTTCCAAGGAATAGAAATGAAATCATAATTGAAACTAAAAATAAAACCCAGGACACTTGTCTATTTGTCATTTTTTCTTTTTCGTGTAATTGTTTTAATAATCTTATCTTGTTTTTGTCTTGCTAATCTTAATGAAACTGGCCCAGCGTGTTGCACAAACTTAATGCCATTCATGTGGTCTAATTCGTGTTGATAACATCTTGCAGTTAAACCTTCCATTTTCATTTGAATATGTTCGCCGTTTTCATTATAGAATGATGCCATAATCCATGATGGTCTTTCTATTTTAAGATATAAAGCAGGATAGGAGAGGCAACCTTCGTTATCTTTTATCATCTCTGCCGATTGTTCGGTAATTAATGGATTAATACAGGCAAATTGAAAATGTTCGGTACCAATCACAAATACTCTTTCAAAAACACCACATTGATTAGCTGAAAGACCTAGACCATTAAACTGTTTCATTGTCATCTTTAATCGTTTAATTAAAGTATTCATGTTTTGATTAGGTAGTGCGTTTTTATATATTGGTATTGGTTTACTTAACATTGGATGATTCTCATCAAACAATGGCAAGGGTTCAATCTTTTCTTCTTTTATAATATTAACACCAGTATCAATGGTAAATATTTCTTGGCTCATTATGTCGTTGCTCATTTTACAATCCTACTAAAGTTTTTAATCTTCTCAAATTTAATTACATGGTTAAATTTATCTTGTAGAATATCCCCTTTATGAGAAATCACAAACAGGTTGACATCTTCAAGCATATGTAATATCTTAATCAATTCATCGGTACCATTCACATCAAGGCTTGAATCAAATATTTCATCAAGTATTAATAGATTAGTATTAGATGAATTTTTAAGTTTAGCAACAGCACGCCATGTTAGCATAAGTGCCATATCAATTCTTTGTTTCTCACCTTCTGAAAAGTTATTATAGGTAAACTCATCACGATGCCTTGATTTGATTGTTTCTTTAAATGATTCATCAAGGTTAAAGTTCACAAAGAAGTCTAATGATGCTAAATACTTATTCACTAATTTATTAATGATTGGTAAGTATTGTTTAATAATTTTTGTTTTGATACCAGTATCTTTTAATAGACCAGATGCCACTTCATAATATGTTTTCTCATCAATTAATTCTTTAAGTTCTTTTTCAGCTTCATCAATTTTAACTTTGAGTTCTTCTAATTGTTTTTGTTCGGTGTCTGATATATCTTTGGTATTTTTTAACTCGTCAATGTGTTTTTCAATACGAACAATATATTTTTTTATCTCGGTAATAGATGTGGTGTTGGTTGCAATCTTAATTTGTAGTTCTTGTATTTGTTTTTGTTTTTCACTAATTTCATTGAGTTTATTTTGTTCTTCAAGTAATTTGATTTCTAGTTGTGATAAACCAACGGTACACTCCGTAATCTTACTGGTTAAATTACCAATTTCTTCTTCTTTAAAATGTTTATCAATGGTTTGTCGGCATGTAGGACAATTGTCATTGTGTTCAAAAAAGTTGACATCTTTCTTATATTTGCTTAGATTCGTTTCAATCTGTGTTTCTAGTTGATTAAACTTTTTAACCTTTTGTTCTGTTTCTAAACGAGATGTCACATCAGCTTGTAATGTATCAATCGTACCTGTGTGTTCGCTTGTTTGTGTTTCTAGTGTCATAATATGATTTGAATTGTTGGCAATATCTAATTCATATTCATCAATCTTTTCATCATTATTTTGTTTTAATTGTTTGATGTGTGTTTCTTTGAGCTGATACTTTTGTTGGTCAATATCAATCTCATGTTTTTTAGCTATAGATAAATCTTTATTATTACTTAACTTTTCTTTAACCAACCCATTCATTGTGGAGAATATTTGGATGTCAAGTAGGTCTTCAATGATTGCTCGTCTATCAGTATTTGATAATTGCATGAATGGAGTAAATGACGCTGAACCTAGAATAACAATCTGTGTGAAAGATTTGTAATTCATTTTAAGAATAAACTTCTCTAGGTATTCTTGATAATCACGAGCAGCTGCATCCTGATTTAATAATTCGCCATCTTGATAAATCTCAAAAGTATTTGGTTTGATACCACGAATAATCTTATATGATTTGTTACCAGCATTAAACTCAACTTCAACAACAGTATCTTTACCATTGATTGAATTGATTAGATTGGGTTTAACAATTGAACGGAAAGGCTTACCAAAAAGTCCAAAGCATAATGCGTCTAGCATTGTAGATTTGCCAGAGCCATTTTCACCAACAACAAGTGTGTTACTTGTATTGTCTAATTTAATTTCGGTAAAATAATTACCAGTTGAAAGAAGATTCCTCCAACGAACATAACGAAAGACGAGCATTATTCAGTTGTTTCCGTGTTAATCGCTTCTACATAGAGTTCACGCATGAGTGTTTTAAGTTTATCACTATTTACATTCAAGGTAAGATTATCAATATACTTACTTAATATGGTCATCGTATCTTCAGCTTGGTCAATAATATCTTGGTCTGTATCAAAACTTGTATCAGTAAAATCTTCAACAATGGATATATCTGATACACCAGCTTTATATAAATTGTCAATCACATTATCAAATAGATAAGGATTTTGTTTGTTAATTACAATTACTTTAACATATGTTTCTTTTAGTTTAGAAAAGTCATATGCCTTCCAGAATTCAAAATCTTGAGCACCATCATCATAATTTATTTTATGAAACATACGATATGGATTTTGTATGAATTCCATTTCACGAGTTGCCGTATCAAAGATATGAAAACCTCGTGGATCATTATAATCAGCCCAAGTCATTTCGTTTGGAGTGCCAACATAATAAATATGTCCATCATCTGATTTGTGATGGAAATGTCCAGTTAATACCATATCATACTTGATAAGTTTGTTTTTGTCAATACCGCCACGACAAATATTACCACGGTCCATTTCAAACCCATCAATCTCAAAATGGCCAAAGGCTAATTGCGATTTACTTTCGTTGATTGCTTTAAAGATTGTTTCTTCATTTTCAGGACAGAGCCAAGGAATAATATCAAAAGCAACACCATCAAAATCAATGGTAGCAAAATCATCATATACAGTAATGTTGTCATAGTCTTTTAATAATAGTTGTGGAGAATTAACTTCTAGTGTGTTCTTAAATGAAATATCATGGTTACCAAGGATGGTATAAAATGTGATATTGTTTTCTTTTAATTTATCAAAAAAGTATTTACGGCACAGATAGAGTGAATTGAAATTAATAAACTTTCGTCTATCAAACAAATCGCCCAGCTGAAACACGGTCGTGATATTATTTTCTTTCAAATACGGAAAGAATATATCATCATAAAACTTCTTAATATATTTGTGGAATTCTAGCGAATCACCACGCATACCAAAATGGGTATCACCCAATACACATAATTTCATTAATATTTAATTCTTGTTTGGTTGAATTTTTCTTTAAGTGTTTCTATTTCTCTTTTGAGATTAAGCTTTTGAAATTTCAATTTGCTAAGGTCATCATCATTCACGAATAAACTATAACCTTCTTTAATCTGGCTATCTAAAATTAAATGTTCTTCTTCTAAATCTCTAATATGTTGAAGCAACTTTTCTGTATTCATTTGTATCCTCATATGAAAATGAATTAGGAAATCTGAATCTTACCTCAGCGCACCCACAGATAATAACACATAAT